CTGGAAGAGTTCGACCAGAGAACCAGCCCCGTCGCTGCTGCACTGGGAACGAGAACTTCATAAGCCGTCACGCTAGCGGGACATTCAAATGTGAAGGTGTTTGCGGTTGCATGGCCATTTGCCGAGCCTTGCGTGCATTGGAAGTAGCCTGCCGTTGCTCCGTTCGCTGTGAAGGCTGGCCCCACGAATCCGCCTGTCGCTGTCGTTGTGACCGTGGTGCCATTGTCTGTGACGGTTGAATTGTTTGGCGCACCACCAGCACCACCGCCGCGCATCAGCACGTTTGTGTTCAGAATTGCCGAAGAGCTTTCTTGTACCGTCGAGTTGAAATATGGAACGCCGCCTGACGTGACCGTGCCGCTGACAGTCAAAGGCAGAGCAGTTGACCCCCCGGTGATGGAGTTGCAACCGAACAAGCCTGTGGCCGTCGCAAACGTCAACGCGCTCGACGCCGTGACGCAGTTGGGGAAGGACTGCAGCGTTGGCATAATCGGGAAAAATGTGCTGGTGTTATCGGTGTACTGGAAGCCGAAAGCATATTGCGGCAGCTTACCGAATCCGGTCTGTGAGCCCGAGGCCGGCGTGTAGGTCACGGTCCCAGCGCCGATATTGAACAAGCTAAAGACGATGTTTCCGGCAAGCGTTGGGCCCGTCATGGTTGTGGCAGATCCATTGCTCGTCGTGAGCAAACTGGCATTCATCGCCGACGTAACCGTATCGGAGGTTCCCACGAAGGCGTTGACGGGCACGCCTGGAATCGTGCAGGTGGGCGCGACCGCCACGCCACCCACGACGTTGTAGCCGCAGACGTAATTTCCGTTCGTCGTTGGAGGCGTCAGGCTGCCCACTGTGGTCGTGCCGGTGTAGTAGGCCATCCCGTAAGTCGTGCCGCTGGACAGCGTGCCCGAAGGAGCAGACCATGTGCCATCGCCACGCCAGAACGTCGAGGAGCTGGCGCCGGAGCCGCTGTTCAAGTTGTTGACGGACAGGTTTCCGGTGACCTGCGTGGCCAGATTCAGTGTGCCGCTGATATTGGAGAAAGCTGGTTGGACACATCCCGGATTTGTGTTTCGGGTGAGTGCGTTCACCCATTGGTTTGCAGAGCAAGATCCCACACCAGAATACGCGCTGCCAAGTCCGGCATCGGTCAAGGTGCCCGAAATGGCGAACTGCACGTTGCCTACGCTTGGATTCGATGCATTAATTGTGATGCCGGTCACGGTCGCGCCGTTCTGGAAGTTGATCGTCGACTGGTTTGAGGTATTCGTGCCATTGACCTGAATCGTCGCGCCACCACTGGAGGTAGTGCCGCAGGAGAAGCCATGCGTCACGGTACTGTAATTCAGGTGGTTGCCGGAGGAGTCGAGGCAGGAAGGAATCGTGGCCCACTGCGCAGTAGCCGCCGCGGTTGTGTTCAGGAGTTGGTCAGCGGCAGAGTTCGTCGGCACCGCAGTGCCGTTAATGGCCACTACGGTCATGCTCAGAGATCCTGCGGAGTTCGTGACGTTTCCGGTGTGCCCGGGCTCTTGCGCCGCTTGTAACGTGCCAGAGACATCGGTTCCCAGCGCCACAGCGCCGAAAGTAGGTGGGCCTGAGGCATTACCGTGCAGGACGGTCACTGTGGTGCCCAGCGAGCCTAGAACCTTCAAATCGGCCCCACCGTTGCCCACCGCCACCGCATTCAGCGTCAGATTGCCAGCCGTGTTCGTGACTGTGCCCGCGCCGGATGGCGTTGCCCACGTGCAGTCACCGCGAAGGAAAGTGGAACTAGAGGCACCCGTGATTCCCGGGCAAGTATTGGCGATCGGAAGTAGGCCGGTAACTTCAGAGGCCAGATTGACCTGAGCCCAGATGTTCGTGCCATGCAGAAGTTGGCTACTGGTTGCGGTCCCCAATCGGGCGAGAATCCCGCCACTTACTGTCCACAGATCGCCATTCGTGGTCAGTGGCGTGGCCGACAGAGGAAGTGTGCCACTTAGATTCGAGTACGATGGTTGCGCCTGACTGAAGACGCCTGTGGCCGAATTGTAGGCTGTGATGAACTGATTCGAGACTGCGGGGGTGTTTCCGGGCGCAACAGGCGTCCCTGAAATCTGCGCATATGCGATCGTGACGTAAGTCTGGGCGCCGCTAAGAAATGTATTTGCGTTCGCTGTGCCGCCGCCAAGTTGTGCCGCTGGTACTAAGCCGCTACTGTTCAGGGCAGCGTAACCGCTGACTGCGCCCTTGTGCCCTGTCACTTCGCAAGTAGGGCATGCCAAGGTCGCACTCCCGCCCGATCCGCTAAAACTCAAAGGCGAACTGAACGTCGCGGTAATCAGCTCCAGCGAATAGTCTCCGCTTGTCGCTGTGACCGCCCCAGTACGACCAAACACGGACGAAACAGCACCGCCCCCGCCGCTCGTGGGCATGCAACTCGCGCCAGCCGAGTTGATGCAGCCAATTAGGCCACTTCCCGAATCGAAGTACACTCGCCCGAAGCCGGAGGCAGGATTTGCAGGTGCAGCCTGGTGGCCAATGTCGAAATAGTGCGTGCCGAGATTGTTGTTGGCGCTTAGGTCAAAAGCATTCGTGACTTGAGCTGCAGTGTAGTCGCCACCGGCAGCCACCACGTCACCTGTGCGACCAAACACTGAACTTACTGCTCCGCTGCCACCCGATCCCGCCGCGCACTGCCAACCGCTTGAGGTCCACTTAGCGAAGTAGTTGTTCACGCAGCCAGGAGGCGGCAACAATTGAGCCATCGGCACCATGACGCCAGGCGCCGTCGGCCACAGCACGCGGACGCCACTAAGGTGAATTGGGGTACCGCTCAGTGGCACGACCCAGTTTTCGTGAAAGCGGGCGGTCGAAGTCGCATAATCCACGCTATAGCTGGTGCCAAAAGGTGATGCACCAATGTTCGGCACGAGCTGCACGCTGAACGAGCCAGTCGCATCGAGCGTGATATAGGTTTTCTGACCGATCAGGACGGTATAACCATCCAGCGACGTGAACGTCTGATTCGTCGTGATGGTCAACTGCCCGACAACGGTACCGCTCTGTGGCGGGATGAGTTGGTCGGCAATTGTGGTGCGAACCTGCGCGGATGCCGGCAAAGCGGTCAGCAGAAACAACGCGAGGATGATCAGTCTGTTCTTCACACTTCCTCGTCTTTCCGCGCCAACTTTTCGTAGTAGTCCAGCATGCCCATCCTGTGTCGCATCATCTTCAGAGCCTGGCTCGCGGCATCGCCGCGGTCGTTCGGCTTCATGGGGAATCGCGTGATCTCTCGGATGTGGTCCATCACCGGGAATGACGCGATGGCCGGCGCCGGAAACTCGACGTTGCCCGCCTGGTATTCCGTGCTCACTGCGAACATGCGCGCGGTCTTGTCGCCATCGGGCTGCACGTCGATCAGCCCGTCCACTGTGGCTTTGAGTTCCTGAATGATCGCCGGGCCGTTGGCTTTGTTCTCGACGTATTTGGCGTGTGCGAACGGCGGGCGCGCGGAGAAAGACTTGAGTGCCTGTTTCGTCTCTACGAAATCCATGCGTCGTCGTTCTTCATCAAGTAGCAGTTTTCGAGCACCAATACGTCCCCACTTCTGCCCAACAACAAAACTCGCCTCATCGCTTTTGCTTCCAAAAGACATATCCCAGGACTGGATAACTTCGTCGAATTGCTTTTCATCTGGCACGACGTTGTAGAAGTGCTGGCACCACTCTTCCTTGATGATGGCGCCGCCTTTTGGACTTGGCCGCTGTTGGTACTGTCCGTGATAGTTCGGGACATCACGCCTAAGCGACGCAACCACAGGTTCAGGAAAGCGAGCAGGCCACAGCAGATCACCAGCGGCACGGCGATAAACACGACCAGAAATAGGAAAATGCCACTCTTCAGCATCTTCGGCCTCCATCGGCAGCGAAATGACCGTCCATTCGCCAGGATTCATTTCCGTCAAATGGCCCGTGAGGTCCGCAATGTCCAGGCGCTGCATGATGACCACGAACGCACCCGTCGCCTGGTCCGATAGCCGCGTGCGTAGGGTATCGTCGAAGAAAAGATTCGAGGACTTGAGTTCCACCTCCGAGGCTGCCTGCTTCGGATTCAGCGGATCGTCCACAATCACGTCGTGGCTGCCTTTCCCCGTAGCCGTGCCACCAGTGGAAGTCGCGGTCATACGGCCGCCCACCGCATTCTCGATCTGGTCCTGGCGTTCCTGCGTCAGCGTCACCTGATCGGGGAACATTCGCTGGAACCATTCCGAACTCACCAGCTTCGAGCGTTCGATGTTGAAGCCTTCGGACAGCTCGCCAGAATACGAGCTGGACAGAAAGCGCCGCGTAGGAATCTGACTCCATGACCAGGTGGGATAGAAGACGTTCACAAGCCGCGACTTCATTGTCTGCGGAGGAACGTTGATGATGAGGCGACGGCACACACGCTCCTTGACCAGCGTCAAGTATTCGCAGATGAGATCGAGGTGCCAATTCCATTTCAGTGGCGTTCCGGGCTCAAGAATCGGCCACGCTTGCTGCGTGAAAGATGCAAGATCACGAAGTTCTCTCTGTTGTTTTAGGAACTCGCGGCGTTCCAGAAGTTGCAGAAGTTCTGTTTTTTCCTCGGGAAGCAGATACGCGACTGCGGCCGCGTCCGAGATATTCCGCGATTTTGCCGTCGATGTCGCCAAGATTGAAGCTGACTGCGCTTCCTTCCGGTCCTGAAACTTCAAAGGACTGTCGAGGTTTTCCGTCAATACTGTCGCGGATGGCGATGAAATGCTGGATGCTGCCGTTGAGTCCTTCAACGACTGCCGCTTCGCAGAGCGCTTCTTCAATCGTCGTGTCGCCGCGCTTCCGGTCGAGGATCTCGCACAGCCTGTCATAGATGCGCCGCTTGCGCGAGTAGCCATTCGGGTTGCCGCTTTGCCCTGGCTTCCACGATTTGAGGTTTTCAATGTTGTAACGTCTTTTTTTTTCAGTCACTGCAAGAGCTCACTACATTCAGTGAGATTTAGGCATGCGCTCGTATCGGCGGCAGCAGCTCCCCGCCGTGCCACACCAGTTCAAATCCCTGCTCGAAATCTTCACGGTGCGGCCCGCAGAGCCCATGACCCCGCATCGCCAGGCGATCGCACCCAAGCAGCGCACACTCGTTGCGGTCGCCGTTCGCGTTTTTGTAGCATGCGAACTTTTCTAGATGGACATAGCAGAGGGTGTGGCCGGATAAGGCGAGGCGGTGACACCCGGAGTGCTTGCAGTTTCGCGTCGGCATTGGATAGCTGAGAGCATGGTGGAGGCCCAGTCACGGTGATATTTGTCAGCGAGCGCAAGGGCCAAGGGCTCACCAACGCGCGCACTCAAACCGCGAACAGAGATCATGCGGATCAGACGCAGCACGCCCTTCAGTTTTGTGCGGCGCAAGGGCTCTCGCAGGATTTCCACGAGACAGACGGACGTGTAATCAGAGGCTTGCTGGCGGGAAAGATGCGCGTGGGAATTGTCAGAGCAGGTATGAAGGTTGAGTGTGGCGAGCGTCCAATCGTGCGGGATGAGACAGTAGAGCTTCGCTGACAAGATATTTTTAGAGACGCCGAATCAGTCCAAGCTTGGCCCTGCATGATGCTGGGCGGCAAGGCGACGCAGCGTCAGAAGATAACTGAGTTATGGGGTAGGAGTACTAGGAGCGTCAAGCGGAAACGTGAATATCGCTATATCTTGGCATGTTTTAGTTTTTTTATCACTTTGAGGGCTTCGATGAGGGACTTCAATCTTCCGGCCGCGATCTCGTAGGTGGTGAACCGCTTGCCACACTTTTTGCATTGCCGGCGGCGCCGCACGACATCCGCGCGTTCCTTGTAAGTATTATCGAGGGTGCTCGATGCTGGATGAGCGCAGGCCGGACATTTGGTGGCGTGTTGCATTTAGAGCAGCACCAGCGCAACAGCCCCGAGAATTTGCAGCAAGAGCTTCATGGCTTGCGCCACCGCGCAATTGTACTTTTCCAGTTATGGGGTTCCCCACCGCGTGCTCTGCGAATTTTGTTGGTCAGTGCTTTCTGAAATCTCCGTATGTGCGGGACATTCCCCGCATCCCGTAGAGGGTCTAACTCCAACGACTTGATGTCGGCTACTAAAGCTCTATCAAGATAGTTCAATTCTTTAGGTGTAAAAGTAATCGTCACCATTTTCTCTCTCATCTTCATTTCCCTTCTAGGCTGAGGGGAGCCGCTCGGCTACTGCTTGCCGAACATCACACGACTCCCTCGCCTTCCCTGCGATGGCTGGCCGCGCTTGATAGCGGCTCTGCTGAGAGTTTGCGTCCCGGTAGTTCCCTTTCTTCTAAGTGGGCCGGTGGAGAACTCCCATTTCAGCCTCTTCTCCAATTGACCTCAGGCGTGTCCTTCCACGCCGCAGCCACCGCAGAACTCAATCTCGCTCCCCGCTCACTCTTGCGTATCAGCCCACACTGGATGATTTTGTGCTCCCACGACTCTTGCCTCTTTCTTACACTTAGGTTCTTGACATTCCACCGTTGGTGGAGCCTCTGTGCCAACAAGGTTCACCTCTGCCACAATCATCGTTTTATGCCCTGCTTCGCATTCATAAATGTATTTGATAGCCATTATCCCTCCCTTGTGCCCCGCCCCTGCTCGCTAGGCTAAAGGGAGCCGCGATACCTGTCGGTACACTCGGCTAACGCCTTACGACTCCCCTTGCCCCTCCGTAATGACTGGCCGCGCTTGCAAATCGGACTCGTCGTAATTCTACCCACGACTCGCAGCCACTACAGAACTCAATCCCTCTCGCCCTGCTCCTTCGCTTGCCTTTGGCTCGTAAGCACTCGATGAAGGTATGTTTTCCCGTGATGCTGCAATATCAAATCCCGTCGTTTCCCCTCAAAGAGTTTTTCTTTACCAAGATAATGAGTGAATGGGTACCACTGAGTCCATCCTAGCGAAAAGTCACCAAGTCTAACCATCTCACCCTCCCTTCGCCTTCCCGCTCGGCGCGGAACCTTCGTATGGCATTCACAATTGCATTCTTCGTCGCATTCTTCTGCTTCACACTTTGGACATGGCTTAATGTACCGCGAACATGAAGGGTCATGTCCCCCACGCAAATCTCGTTCACATTCGCTGCATTCAAGACTCATCGCCACTCTCCTTCGCCTTCCCGCTCGGCGCGGAACGCTCCAACGTAAGGTCATGCTTGTTGTACGCGGGGAATGGTTGGTGCTCACGATACGGTTGTCGCATCCAACCACATTGACAGTATAAATAGCATGGACTCGTGAAAATGTGATAATTTCCGTGGCATCTGAGAGGTTCTGCGGTCATCATCTGAGTTGGATAGTTGCTCACTTCCCACCTCCGCTCGGCCCCGCGCCGGCGCAGCACATGACGCTTTATCCGCTACCGCGAATCCACAACTTTTGTGGGACTACCACAGTCAGGACACGGCAGTTTCACGTCATTCCCTTTCTCTGGTCAGCGATTGGATTACCAGCAAACCATATTGGCTCAAAGTTCAGCGCGAATACTTCCGGCTCCCACATGCCGAACAGATTGTCGCCATCTTTTTTCACCCAATAGCCCAGCGGCACGATAGGATTGCTGCCATCTATAAACTTCAGATGCAGATTGCCGGTCACATCGAAGGTGGCTACTCCTGCGGCCCACTCAGAGAAAAACTCCGGGTCTTTGCCATCCCATTGCAACGCCTCGTAAACACTGCCATCGTTCTTGTTGCGAAAAAATGCGCTCATCGTCATTCCCCTTTTAGGCTAAGGGAGCAGGCGCAAATCCTACCGCGTGCTGCTCCCCGCTGGCCCAGTAATCTGTTTGAGTACTGAATCGCTAAGAAGGACGTTCAGGCCCATGTACTTAGTGACCAATTTCCCGAATGTCGCTGCCCAATTCCCGCCATGATAGTAATTTGGGTCATGGCCTTCTACCGCTGGTTCCATGTGGGGATAAAGTGCGTGGGCGACTTCGTGAAGAAACAGCACGGGATCTTCACCGCGAAAATGAATCGTTCTGCTTTTTAGCCAGCAATAGGGCTCGCCTTCTTCGACCTTCCAATCTGCCAATCCTTCAGCTACGAGAACAGCGTGTGACCACTTTTCAAATGGCACCTGCTCCTCACTTAGCCCCACGGGATGCGCGGCGAGAAGGGATTCCAATTTACTGTGGGCATCTTTACGCAACATTTCCCGTGCGCTTTTTGAACAGGTAGTCACATTCACAAGGTTGTCCACCAACTCCCGCAACGCTTCAATGAGATTCATGGCTTCCTTCCTCAGCCTTGCGGCTCCTCCGCTGGCTCACAGCTCTTCTTCGCGCAATCCTTTGTCGCCCCGTGCGTGCAGAAAGATTCTGCCGCCGCAGCTTTTCCATCCATAGTGATGAGGACTCGCGAGAATCTTCGCTTTCCGCGCGGCAAAATTGCTCCATGAAGTCGTTTGCACCAACACAATCGCCACCTGTGGTTTGTAGGCGCAAATGTCCCCGAAATCAAATAGGTCTTTCCGCACGTTCGCGCGTGGAATCCACTTCTCGACTACCTGACAAGTGAAGCCGAGCTTATTCAGATACTCGAGACTCAATTGCATGGGCGATTTCCTTCTCATGCTGCTCTTTCTGCCGGCCGGCGCAGCGTCTCCAGTTTCGCGTACACTGGGCCCACGCGCGCTTCCGCTTTCAGTTCCTCGCGGCAGTGGTCACAGAGCACGAACACGACGCCGCGGCCTGGTGCTGTTCGCAGCGTCTGTTCGCAGATCCCGCAGATGAGACGGGCAGCCATCAAGCACCTACCTCAACTGGACATTCCGCACATGTGTGCGATTCGGATTGAATAACTGCTTCATTTTCTGTATCGAAAACTACCGAAGCCCTCCTAGCCGTTCGCGCAGAGCAACCCATTTGCCGTGCGATCTTTCGCCATGATTTCCCACTAGCATGCAAGGTGGCAGCTTTTTCTCCGTCAACACAGTTTCTTGGACGTCCTAGCTTTGTCCCTTTGGCGACAGCGTGACGAAGGCCAGCCTTGACGCGCTCGGAAATCAAATCGTGTTCAAATTCTGCCATCGCCCCTACGACGGCGAATAAAACTTTTCCGCTGGGAGTTGAAGTGTCCATTCCTTCCGTCAGCGAAACGAAATCAACTCCCAAGGCGTTGAAGTCTGCAAGTGCAGATACCAAATGCTTGAGGCTGCGTGCGAAACGGTCGAATCTCCAGACCGCGATGACATCTATTTTTCTGCGGGCAGCATCAGCCATTAGGCGATTCAATTCTGGCCGCTTTTCCTTTGCCCCAGAAACTCCTAGGTCCAGGTACTCACTTGCAATTTGCCAGCCCCTTCTCTCCGCGAACAATCGAAGTTCAGCAAGCTGCATCCCCGGATTTTGGTCCGGTGTGCTCGTCCTGACATAGATGGCTGCCCTTTGCATAGCTACTTCTTCGCGGGCGCAACCGGTGTGGGCGTAGGAACTGCTAGCGGCAACGCGGGGATCTGTGGTTTGAAGCTAAGAGTTTCTTCCTCCCACGTATAGCCCTGCGGCACCTGGCCCTGTAGCCGCGTGGCCATGCCGTTCAACTGGTCCACCTTTGCAGTCAGATTCTCTTTTTTCTGGATTGCTGCGACTTCGTCTCTGAGCGCCTTGAACTCCTGCCACTGCTCGACGAACTCCTTCGGCGCGATCCTGTTTTCCGCTGGCGCCACCTTCACCGCTTTCAACGGCGGCGTCTGATTGCAACCGATGATCGCCACAACTAGGCACACCAGCAAAAACAAAATGCAGGCCCCGAACACCGCACGTTCTTTTCTCGTTACGTTGCTCATCTGTTTCTCCTTTAGAGTTTCTTCAAACGAATGTTGCTGCCGTCTTTCTCGATCAACTCGGCCTTATTCAACTTGAAAATGATTTGGGACATTGTTCCGCTGCCCGGTTCGACGCGCAGGAAACCGGCCAATTGCCTGCGTGTTAGCCCCGCCTCGTACTTCACGAGAACATCTATGGCGTTGGCCGTCTGCCCTCGAAATTTCTGCCTCCACGGTTCATATCGAGACGAATCCAGTGGACCGCTGGACTGCGATGGAGAAACATTGTCTGCCGCCACGTTCTTCAGTTCTCCGAAGATCATGCGCAGGCCGTCATAAACCGGCTGCAGCGCCTGCTTCAGTTTGGCCTGTCCACGAGACACCGCCGCAAGCTGCTCTTTCGTCTCTGCGAGTTCTTCTCTGGCGTCTTCCAGATCCCCTTCGAGCCGCTCAATCTTCCGCTGAAGCAGAGATGGATCTGGGCCTTCCTGCTCCATCGGTGCTCCGTTGCCAAGTAATCGCTGCACGGATTATTCCTGTCCCGCGTGCTCCGCGATCGCCGCGAATCCCTTCATCGCCTGCTGGAGAAGTGCCGAGGTACCATCGCGCTCAATTTGGCGAAGAGAATGGACGGTAAGGCGGATTGCGGTGATATTCCAGCGCGCTTCTTTGAACTTGTCGCATGCGATTGCGTACTCATAAGTCTGACCCGATAGCCGGTTGACGTATGCGAGCGCATTGTTCTTGTGGGTTGTGAGCGCGCGGAACATTTCCGGGTCTCCGCCCTGATCCGGATGATGCGGAGCCACCAGTTTGCGGTAGATCGCCGTGATTTCCTCGAGGCTTGGCGCGGGATCGTGGATTCCAAGCGCGTCCTGCCATGAAAAATCGTCTTCACGCTTCCGCGAGAAGCTCACGGAGATGCTGGGATCGCTCGGGCCGCGAAAGTCGCTCGGATCTTTCCGCGTAAGAGTCGCTGATAGAACCGCGAAGCGTTTAAGTTCCAGTTCCAGTGCTTCTATGGATTGACGTTCCGTCTTCTTCCACGCGGCCCGCGCCTCACGATCTGCGATTCGCGTGCGTGGCCAGCCTTGGGGCCACAACAGCGGATGAGTCTCTTTCATGCGCCTGCCTCCTGTTTTTGTTCCACCTTCAGAATTGGTTCAACCTGGACGCGACCCTCGGGGATTTGTGGTGTCGGCCACAACGCCTCGAAACTCTCGCTGTAAACGAGAATGAAAAACATGCCGCGCTCGCGGTTGAATGCCGTGCGAAGCGCTTTCGCATCCGGCGGGAAACCTTCGGTCACGATCCAATGAATCTCCTGGCCGTGAACGAACACCTTGAGTAGCTCCTCCACCGGCACCGCGTAGAGCTTCACGCGATTAAGGTTCGGCTTTGCTACCACTGCGGGCTCAGTCATTTCGTTTTTCCCGCGAGGTCTGGATATTTCGCTTCGAGCTCTTTGAGCTCCCTGTGGGTTCGCTCTGCCTGCTCGGGAGTTGGGTTGCGATTTCCTTCTCCAACCCTGGCATCGGCAAGTACTGGGGAACTCCCGGTCACTTCCCATTTGTCGTAGTTTCCTTCCAGCACCTTCAGATAGTTCGTGTCATTTGCGATAAACCAGTCGAACGTTGGCGTCCACGTTGGCCAGCCAATACGACTCGCGTGCTCAACGCTTTGCTCAAAGTCCGCCAGGAACTTTTGCGTCTCCACTTTGTGATTCAGAAGACGCTGGCGGCACTTGCTCAGGCGTTGTGGGGATAACTCCCTCACTCCTGGCAGGCTTCCGCGCTTCTGATCGTAGATTGCTAAAAGATTCTCTGGAGAAGAACACACAGCGGCGTCAGCCGCAGGTTTTGACGTATTCCCTACCAAACCTAACCCTACCCCTACCAAACCCAGTGAGGATTGTCCTAGGACAGCTCCTAGGAGAGTCCTAGGATGTAAAAACTCTCTAAGTTGTTGAGTAGGAGGGGTCTTACCGCATACCATTTTTATTCTTTGACTAGGTGGTGGAAGGCGTCCTTCCTTCTCAATTCCGACCCAATAGCCCCATTCCTTGCCATCTGGCTCGTGCCATCGGAAAAGGAGCTTCACGCGCTCGTACTCATCGAGGATGGATTTCACGGTGTCAGGGAAGACGTCTGGTCGGTTGAAGCTGTACATCCGCGACCAGATCTGCGCTGGGGAACACTCAAAGGACCCGTTGGCAAGCGCCAGCGTCACGAGAAGTGCATATTCCGCGCGGTAGGCGAACGGCTGCACTTCGCGTAGCTTCTGAGAGGTCGCTATGGAGTCTCCATCCACGATCCGCTTAGGCATTCGCCTGCTCTCTTTGGTCAATTACGTCCAGCAAACTCATCTGGCCCTTCGGCTCGGGATGCATGAACCAGGAATACACCGTGCCGTCAGTCCTGCGTTGGGTGCTGTTTAGAATCTCGAAACCTTCCCGGCGCAACTCCAGTATTCTGGTCCCGTACTGTAATGCGATACCCGCGAGCAAATATGCTGGTACCCAAAATCCTTGCCGTTCCAGCAGCAGGGCCTTGATCTTTTCGCGTTGGGTCAGGCGCTTCACGCTCTCCTCCTGAAACTCGCTTGTCTCGCCTGCCATTTTTGGCGCCGATGCTCTTTCCATTTTTCACCGTTCTGATAATCGCGCGTTTGGCAAACGATACTGCAGTACTTCTGCGCTGGAAACTTAGGAAAGAAATACCTGTCACAGTCAGCCTTAACGCACCGCTTGAGCTGGTCTATAACAGCCGTTTGGCGATCGGAAAGGAACTGCATTAGGTTCAAGCACGCAGCCCATAGCTCTGCCTCTTCTTGGCCGACAAATTCGTGCTTTCGGTGCTTCATGTCTTCCTCCTGAAACTCGCCGCCTCGGGACAATCACCCCAATGCGGCACGCGAATCGTGTAGAGGACAGGTTGCGGAAAAACTTTCGTTTCGTCTTTCACGTCCACGACACTCATCGGCATCTTTTTGCCGCGCGGTGTGATCCACCACTCCATGTAGGCCCCGCACGCCTTGCAGCGCCCCTCACCATCAAAGACGTAGCCCATCGCCACCAAGTCTTCGCGCTTTTGCGGGATGCTCATGCCCGGCTCCTTCGCCGTGAAACTGTAATTTTCCAACATGCGGAGCACCGCTTTCGGTTGCCGATGTCGATAGTCCAGCGGTGATGTTTCCAGCAGTATTTGCCCTTCGCTGGATTGCGGCTCCGCCGAGGTGGCGAATTTGGGATGGTAGTCATCGTCCGAACAATTCCCTAAACTCTCGAATCTTTTCGATCGGCATGGCGAAGCGCAGGCTCAAGGTCGCTTCCAGTTTTGCTTTGCGCTCGGCTACCTTCTGCGCGATTCCCCAGCAACCGTTCTCGATGCATAAATGCGTGTCCCGGCTCACGAAGCGATTGTCAACCGCTCCGCATCCTTCGCAGCGTGGCCCGCGCACGAGTTTCAAAAGAAAAGTCGTCATCCCTGCTTGCTCCCCGCCTCTGCCAGATAGGCCGAAACGATGTGCCGGACGATCATCTTCTCGATTTCCAATCGAATCTCCCGCAACTCGTCAGACGTGAGCGGTTGCTGATGCTGTTCCCACGTGGCTTCGCAGCCTGTTTTTGCAGCGATGAGTTGCGTGATTTCGACATGCAACTGAGATGGCGTGATGGTCAATGAATCGTTCACGGCTTAAACTCCAGCACTTCTTGGCTCAACCGCTTGGCCGCTATCTCGCAGTATTTTTCTTCGATTTCTATGCCGATGGCCTTGCGGCCCAGGTCCTTTGCTGCGCGTAACGTCGTGCCGCTGCCCATGAAAGGGTCGAGCACAGTTTCATCCTCGAGACTGACTAGTTTCACCAGCCAGCGCATCCAACCTTCTGGCTTTGGACATGGATGCCCGTTTACCTGTGATGTCTCAGTGCTCTCGAGGACCGTATGTGACGCACCAAATTGCAAGCGCGGATCAGTACCGTAAAAGAAAATAGGCATCAGATTAGTGAAACCCCAAGGATTGCGGCCAACTCCAGCAGGACAGTAGATGCCGCCACACAACGATGGTGCTGGCAAGTAAGTCAGATGTTTGCCTGCAAAGGAGCACCCTCGAGCACACGCACCGACAAGCCATTCAATCGTGGTCGGCACTATTTCATGCCATTGCTCGAAAGTATCCTGGTAATTTGCATACCCAATTTGGGCAAGCCCGTGACCGTCGCCTCGAGAATCCGAAGTCCCAAGTTCTACGCCATAGGGCGGGTCTGTAATGAATACATCCATCAATTCTCCAAAATATCCCTTGCCGCAATTTTCGCAGCCTCCTCCCGCACAAATCCCACACTCTTTATAGAGCGTAGGCAGCACTTCCCTGCAATCCCCGTGGTAGATGGTGATGCCCGCGTGTTGGTAGTAGGGCTTCATGGTCCTCGAAATGGGCGGTGACTGCTCGCGCCGCCCTTCGCGGTTGAAGGGTTAAGCTGCCGGAGTGTTGGCGGCAACAGCAGCCGCCAGCGCATCGGCCGAGGTACTGAGTTGTCCCTGGAGTGCGGTCAGCTTTGCGGGGTCGCCGCTGGCGATCGCATCGGCCAGTTTTTGTGCAATGCCCTGGATCAAAACAACAGCGGAGGCTTCCACATCCGTGTTTTTTGTCACCTGGGCAGTCAACGCATCGAGTTCACCTGCCATGATTTGCTCCTTCTTTTCTATTCGAGCGAGTGCCTCGAGAATTTGCTGGAATTTGTTCTCAGCATCGCTCGAAAGAAAATTGATGTTTAAGTCGATATGCATTTGTTCACCTCCACCTGATCAGGCCCAAGCCCATCTTTTCCCTTCCACCCGTTCACGTCTCGGGTGCCAATCTCGCTTTCCGTTGCCGCCTGGATAGGCGCGAATCTTCCGCCTGATGTTCGCGCGGCAGGCGGCGCATGGGAGCAAAATGGATTCCCCGTGAACGACCAAATAGCTTTCGTCGCTCCTGGTAATCTCGGCTTGGCAGGAAGCGCATTTCATAGTCACCACAACCGGATGCTCAGAATGCCCCAAGCGCAAATGCTGGCCAGAATGGCGATGACCACGCCCACGCCCCATTCAATCCCTGGCTTGACAAGCAGCGGCCGGAACTTCCGCGGGGCTGCGGAAGTCCCGGTCAATTGCTGCCTCGGGGATAGCGGGTGGATTTGGACAATAGGAGTGCTTGTCCAGTCTTCCCCGAAAGTCTGCATGAGGCTGAAATTCGGCGTTAGGTGAACTTCCCGTATGGCTTCCTCGCCCACATAAACCTCAAAATCCTCGATCGCGTCGGTGATCATTGGCCGCCTCCGCGGAGGTCATGAATGGACTCATCAAACCTGAAATAATAGCTGTCCTGACGGCTCAGACTGACCTGAGCGGACGTCTTCGGCCCGATGGCCCAGCTCCGCGGCAGTGCTATCACTTTTGCCTGGCGGGCTTGTAAGACGCGGGCAAGATTAATTAGCGAAGTGGACCCGCAGACCTGGCAGGTGGAATGCTTCGACGGCGTGATGCACTCGCACTCCGCACACAGCACAGACTCTTTGATGGGGATGGAAACGACGGTGCGGCCGACTGGGGCATGGCGGTGGATGTGCAGCCAAACGCTCAATGCAATCAGAGCCAATCCAAGAATCAGACCATCCATCACTTCCCTCGCTTTATAAAATCATCCGAAGTGGAAATGCTTGAGCCTCAGTTGATGGCGCTCTCTGCTCTTTCAATTCGCGCTCGAACTCTGATGTGTCTTCGCCAGGGAGCACTGCGATACGCGGAATGAGGCACTGGACTTTGACGCCCGCTGCCGTAGCACCCTCCCAGATGCGGCAATCAATGCCATTCGCCTTGACTATTTTCGTGGTGCTCTCAATCGTGATTTTCATACGTTCCTACCTTTCGCGTGCGGCCCGGTCTTACCTTGACTCGTTCAGGGCCAGAGGCTCCGGGCCGTCACGCTATTCCCAGTACGCCGTGGGAATCTCTTCTAACCGCGAACAGAAACCGAGTTCTCCGAATATGCTTCCACGCCTGGTATGCTCGTCAGCGATTTCTGCGAGCGCACCACGGAGCCGATCGCCATCTCATTGAACTGCAGAAATCCAAGTAGCCTGTCGTCAGCGGCTGCTGCCTTCACGAGCGCCTTTATCGCATCTAGCTCGCTGCCCTTCTTCCTCCACTTCCAATTTGTTCGACTGGCCACACCATCGAACTTCGGCACAGAAATCGGAACACTCACGACCGGCGCGGGCGCTTGTGCGGCATTTTCGAGCACTAGATTAGCGAGTTCCTTATCGCCAGAGGCTTCGAGTTGTGCAGCTTCTGCCAGTGCGTCCTCTTCCTGTTTTTTGCGTGCTTCTTCGGCCAGCCGCAGTTCTTCCTGTCGGCGCTTGCGATCCTCTTCCTGCCGCCAAATTGTCACCTTGCTCTTGACGGAAATTTCGGCCTGCTCCAGCGGCTCCATGAACTTCTTTTTCTGTGCCACCGCTTCCTTGTGGGTGTCGTATGCCTTCTTCACGATGGGGTCGAAGACATCCGCGACCTGTTTTTTCCGGTTCGCCACCAGCGTCAGAAAGGAACATGCGAACTCGTACTGTTCCGCGTCCTTCACGACAATCTGATTCGCCTGCGCCACAACCGCAGGGACCAACCTCTCAACTTCCTGTGGAGTGATGATTGCGGTAGCCATGTCACTTTCCTTTCGATTGTTTCCAGTAAACGAGCGCCAGGGCCCACTTCCAAACTTGGTAGTCCCGTGCCTCTTTGAACAGGCACAGCGAGTAGGTGCCGTTTGGCTTCAAATGAACTGCGGCACGTTGCCGCACGATGCCGTCCTGCTGGCGCAGCGCGTGCTCGTAAGCTGCTGTCTGCGGCCCCCAACTGATCTCAATCGCAGCCGTACACTTGATGTCCAGCAGCACCGGCTTTTCGCCCAAGAAGCCGTCGCGGTCGAAGGTATAGCCATACTCCATGCCATCAATCGTGGCGATCCCTCGGGTCTCGCACTTGCGCGGCGTGAATCGGGCTTCTTCCCTGAACCGCATCCATGCAGTCAGATAGGGAACGATTTCCGACACAACTGACTCGGGATTGAGGTCGTCTTCATCGAAATAGTGCGCGGCCTTGTGTACCGCCGTTCCGAGCCGTGCCTTTGCGTCCAGAACTTCCGCATCGACGTGGCTGTAATCCACCAAGCCGACTTCCTGCAGTACCTGCGTGACGGAGGGGATGACTCTGCCGCCACGCAGGTACGTGTGCGTTTCCTCGACGAATTGGAATGCGGTCACCATGATCAAAAGGGAATATCTTCGTTACTCGCCTCAAACTTGTCTGTTGGGCCTTCAATTTTGCAACTCTTGAATTGCCGTATCAGATCGTCGTACACGCTGACTGGAATCTCTGCGCTGGACTTTATGCCCCAAGTTCCTTGAAGGATGGTCCTGACCTGCTCGTTGCCCCATCCCGCCTCGACGCAAACCGTATAGAAAGCGCGGCGCTGTTCGGCATTGATGAACTGGGCTAAGGGCTGCGCCGCCGGGAGAACTTCGGGCGTGACCGCTTCTGACCTGCGTGTGGGTTGTTGCACCGCCGGCGCCACAGCAGTCTCGTTCTCGGGGTAAAACTCCTGGGCCACATCCGGCGCGCGTTCGGTTTCGGGCTCGTCTTCGGCGACCAACTCAACCTTCCGGCCACTGCCGAGGAGCTTCTTTGTCTGCTCGAACAGCTTGGCGTGCTCCGTCATCGTGGAGACCAGGCGGTTCATGTCCTGTGCGGAGAGTTCGATGTTCAGGGCGTAGATCGTCGTGGAGACTTTCTTGCCCTTGGCCGTGTCCATATACGCGGCCTTCTCGGGACGCACGACCAATTTGCAGCGAATGCCTGCAAGCCTGCCGCCGGTCACGGTGCGGATCTGTTCAAGCGCGGAATGAATCTGCCGGATCGAGCGGTAGGAAGTCGTGTGCAGCCGGCAGAGCGCGCCCAGGCGTGGAAATTCGGCCAGAACGAAGTAGAGGTCGCCAGAAGGCTTACAAGTACCTGCGTTCAAATCTGGGCAAGCATCGCCACAAGGCGTCCAATCTTCGCCCTCTGGCGCCTTCTCTGTGCGCCGGGTGGCCTCTCTGCCATCGCCCCAGCACTTTTTCTCCGTCCTGCTCCACCAGGCGTATTCGGTGCGGAAGACGTTCTCGATCTCGTCATCGAGCAGGATGATCCAGAACTCACGGCATTCGTGACCGTAGTGCTTTACCAACTCCTGATCGAGTTCCCATTCCAGCTTTGTGCTTTTGCGCAGGAAGATGAAGTGGTCCAGCTTGTTCGGCCTGGTGCCGTTCGCCGTCCTGACAACCTCGCCGATCGCCACTTTCGTTGTCACAGCCAGGCGTTGAATCGCCTCGCCTGATTCACTGACCGTCAATCCGATAATCGCCATGCGCCCCTCCTGCGTACTAGTTCCCCATGCCACTAAATGGGAGTCTTGGCCCCTTGCCCTCTTGCTGGTCCTCGTAGTTCAATGCCCGCACGATGAGCCAGCGAATCTCGTCCTCCAGCTTTCGACAGTTCACCGCTGCCCGGTCCCTCAGTCGCGCAGCAAGAAAGGGGTCCATGCACAGCTTCCGGGGAAGCCAAACCCGCTCTGTTTTTTTGCCTTCGTACTGCATGATTGCTTCTCGGCATCATTCCTAAGTACTTGATTCTTTCGCTAACAAGGCAGTAAACTCTTGCGTCCCCAAAGAGAGTCTTCGATGAATCCGCATACAGCCGATGAGAGAGAAAAAAGATTTGTCCAGTACTGCTTGGCCTGCAACAAAGGGCAGCTCGCGGAGGTCCGGTTGACGCGACTGAACCGCGCAGCCAATTTTCGGAAAGCCATCAGGGAGCTGATTGAAGAGTTCGTGGAGACTCGGGCCGAGGACCTGGCTGCGGGGATGCTACAAGAGCACTGCCCGGAAAGGGCACAAATTGTGGCTAATATGCCACAATCGAAGAGGCGGCGAATGCCTGTTTGGATCCGCAGGATGGGAAGTGTTGAAAACGAAAGGCTTAGGCTGGCAAGATAGCATCTGGGCCGGGCTCCAGATATTATGTTAACTACGAAGTGAGGCTCGTTGCAGAGAATGGTCATAGTATCCTCTACGCTGCCTCCACTTTCAGGGAAAGCATTTTCTCAACGCGCAGACGTGTCAGTAGGCTTACGCTGCAGCCCCGTTCGATCCGGCAAAGGGTAGGAAGACTCACGCCAATCATTTTAGCGAACGCCGGTTGAGTCATAAGCCGGTCCAATCTGACTGCCTTAACTCTATGTCCGAAGGATTGCTTCCTGCTCATGGCCTCGATTATCAACACTAATCAGGAGTTGTCAAGGACTATTTTCAACTATTTTTTGTGGAAATTTCGAGGGCGGGAAACGGGCTACTGAGGCGGGAAACCGACGCAATCGGGGCGCCTGCCTATTTCTTGAAGAGGCCCGAGGCTTCCACGCGCGCGATCTCTTCCTTACTGCGCTCCACGTCGCCAGCGCCAGCAAGGGCGTCATGGTTTTTCTGGAACAGGTTCAGGAATCGGCAACCCATGCGGCCGACGAAGCCGCGGACTCCCGTCTTGCCCGCCGCCCAGCGGCCCCAGCGCGTGCTGATCGTCTCGTTCATAGGGCCACCAGCAATTTCATCGATGAAGATGTCCGCCGCAACCGGCAGCCGGCGGACATAGCCTTCCTTGGTCACGTTTGCCTCGGCCTGTTTTTGCTGCTCAGGAGTGAGGGGCGTAACTGGACCGTTCATTTTTTACTCGGTTCTATGACGGTAGTCCCGGTACCGTCAATTCCCTGCTGGTAGGCTTTGGTGATGGACTGGGGCACCACGAGCATGAGGGTACGGCCCCTGGGGTCGCGCAGGAGCAGCGAAAAAACACAGACGGTCATCCACACCATGCCCCAGCCGATTGCGATGGCCCAAGGCTTCCCTGCGATAAGCAGGAAGCCGCAGGGCCCGAAGAAACCGATGAAGGCGGAAAAGAACACGGAGAGAAGCAGGCGCACCCAGTTCTGAATCTCTCCATGCTCGATCTTGGACAGGATCAGCCCGCCAATGCCGCTGATCGCGCCGCTGACGAGTCCGCCCATGCTAGAAGTGAAACGTCGGCCCGAACTTAACGATCAAGCCGTTGTTTTGATAGCCAGGAAACTTGGCCCACTCGACGCTGCCGCCAAGCGTCCACGAACCGCTCGTATTAAGCATGTAGTTTGCGCCGCCACCGGCCGTGAAGGCGTAGTGGTTTTTGGTGACTCCTGCAAGGCTTACCTGATCAATGCCGGCGCCAGCAGTGACAAAAAGTTGAACACGCAGGAAATTCACGTTAGGACTGATGTTGTCGATCTTCTTGTTTAACCACGCCAGCCGATAATTCACCCCGCCAGAGAAGACCTTCAGCACCCCGTCCGTGCTGATCAGATTGCGATCGTAAAGATCGAGGCTCGGCGTCGGCGTGAACGCCAAGCCGCTGTCACTGGCCGCGATGGTTTGATGGTTGCCAGGCAGCGACAGAACATTCGTGTTCAAAGACCACGGTTGAGAGACGATCTGTGCCGGTGGGGTAGTCTGCGCCATTGCTACGCCGGAAATGAGCAGGCAAAGGATGACCACTTTGGCGATGTAGGCCACCTTGGCCGACGTGCCGTCGGGATTGTAATAGTGGTTGTAAAGCGCAAGGCCCAACTGGGAAAAGCCAAGAACGAACGCCACCAGGGGCTGATATTTCGCGGGAACGATCCCACCGAACAGGTTGACTGCCTGACCAATGAGGAGCAGGAACTGATAAAGCAAATGCATGAAAACGGTCATTGCCACTTCCTCCTTAGTTAAGATGAGAATCCATACGTCTGATTGACCCAATCCCAGACGGCTTGAATGCCGCCGTCCGTCAAAAGCTGCAACAGGTTGTCGTCGGGGTCTGCGGGCAATTCCTGCAGGTAAAGGTGCGGGGCATCGGCAAATGTCCGCCAAGTCGCGCCCTCGGCAAGTCCGAAGGTCAGCGCTTGCACAAGAAATTGCTTCCACCGTTCGTCCGTCGTGGACCAATCCGGCTGCCACGTCGGAAGGCCGGGCAGGTCCGGGCAGCAATCCACGGCGAGTCCGTAGTTGTGCATGGAAGTTCCGGGCTTCGCGTTCGTGATGATCGGTCCCGGCGCCGTGCGGCCTTGGGCATAGAGTGCCGCTTGTTCCGGCCATGTACGCAATGCCTGCGTGACGCGGAGATGGATTGCGGGCGAAGACGCGGTGAGAAGCTGATCGAGTTGCAGGATGCGGCGCTGCAGTTCCGGGTGAACGGTCTGCAACCGCGTGAGGCTAATTGCGTCCAATGAGTTTTTCTACTGCATTGCTCTTGCGAAACGCCATGCTTAAAATTTTCTCGGTGATGATCAGCAGCACCATGCCGATGAAGACCCACAGAAGCTGCTCGTGATGAGCCACCGTTAGTTCCAGCGCCGTCAAACGATTCGTGATGAGATCGTATTGCCCTTGCTCTTTGTCGAAATGAAGCTCGTGCCGGATTTCCAGTTTGTCCAGTCTCTCCTCAATCGCCCTGAGCCGTTGGCTATCGAGCGCGAACTGTGTTTGCTCTGAGTTTATTTTGACCTGTTGCGCGTAAAGGAAAATAAAGGGTATCAGACAAAACAGAATGACTGCGACGATGTAGTGGGGTTTCTTCACGGCGTTGTTTGGTCCGAAAAGAATTTTTCCTGCATAAGCCGCTGGCTCTCGTAGGCTGCGGCCTCATCGGAAATAGCTTGCTTCGCGGCGTCAATGTCGCTCAAAAACTGGTCCTCGGTATAGTCCAGACTCGGTGCGGGATTGAAGACGTGCTCGCGCGTCGTTTGGCCGCAGCTCGCTACAAGCAGAATTGATCCGTCATCCCGCTGGGATGCGGTCACGGTCACGCTCTGACCAGCCTGCGTCATCGTTCCAAGCGTCTTCATGTCCGCCTCATTTCACCCCCGAGACCCAAGCCTCGAAGAAGTCCAGTACCGCGGAGCCGCTCGTGTCATTGGCCAGTTGCGAGTGCAGAACTTGTATCTGAATCGCAGCGCAGTTCTGCGTTTTCGCAAGCGTTACCGTGTCGATCGTAGTGGCAAGCGTGTTGCCGCTGGTAATCTGCCGCAACTGCGTGAAAGTGATCCCGGCGTCTAACGAATAGGAAATCGTAATATGGCTGGTGCCACCGTTGAGCGTGTTCGTCGGCACGGCAATCTTCACGTTCAACTGCAGGCTGCTGTAGGTCGGATCGCTCGGAGTGCTGAAATTGCTGAGGACGTAGGTGCCGGACTTGATCTGCGAGGTTCCTGTTCCCGTGAGCACGCCGAACGTGTTGACGTTGCCGTCAAGCGTGTTGGTCTGATTCGTCCAGGTCGGCGGCGACGTGCCCGCGGTCGTGTAGACCTGTGTGCCAGGTCCGCCCGTAACTGTCCCGCCAGCGCTTCCGACTCCTCCGTCTCCGTTGCCAGTCGTCGGCGCCCCACCCGATGGCGGGGTCACAATCGAACCGACGAAGAAGCGCCCGACGCCGGTGTGCGCCGTGGCCTTCGTCGTCGTCGCTTGGTATGTCACTGAGCCGCCGGTCAAGTTCGGATCGTCGTAATAGACCCAGTACAACGTGTTGTAAGCAAGGGCCGTGATGGAGCCTGAGTTCAGGCTGATATTTGCATGGCCCGTGAGCTGCATCGTGAAGGCCGCAATGCTGATCGTCGCATTCGAGCCGGCATCCGTTGCCGTCAGCGGATTCGTCAGCGGCTGGTAGCTAGCGTAGCCCGGCGCCATGATGTTCAGTGCGCCGGTGTCGAGTGCGATTGAGCCCACCGTGCCCGCCAGGGTGAAGGAATAAGCCGTCACATTGGAGAGCAACTGTTCGTTCTGGCCCAGCAGGTTGAACGAAGTGAATTTGTACCAGATGGTCTTTCCGACGTAGGTCGGATCGAACTGGAACGTGAACGATGCTTCGTCCAGTCGCGCGAACAGGTCGCCGGTGACGTGCGCACCAGGTGTGGTGCCGTAGATACCGCGGTAGAGCGTGGTCAGGTTGTACTGCTGGTCAGCGACAAGGGTTGCTGTCTGGTAACTCAGAAGTTCGAGAACTGGACCGGCGCTAACAATAGCTGAGAGCGTGACGTTGGATGCCGCGCCGGTCGGCGATGTGCTGGAGAGCGGCGTGTTGTCGGTCATGGCCACGCCGAGTGTATGTCCCGTGTCAGGGTTCGCGCCGCCGTAACTGGCCAGATTCGCAACCAGCGTGCCCATGCGCGCCGGGAAGTTCACCGTCTCCTGAAGCTGGTAATTAGTGCCGTCGAATGACACCCAGACGTGGCAGCCGCCCCAGTTTTCGTTGGAGCCGTTCACGAAGCCGAACAGCATATTGCCTTGCTGCAGACCTAGGCGCGAGGGAGCCTCGAAGATTACCGCACTCGTGTTGCCGGGATCTTCCTGTCCAGGCAGAGGCGGTGGCGGATTGTTCGTGTCCTTGGGGTTGTAAGCCGGCGCAGCCGCGCCCCAGATGAAGTCTTCCGCCACGATGGACAAACCCTTTTCCGGGTCGTCTTCAATCTTTTGGATGCGCACTGGCGCGGCGTTTAGGCCCAGTATCGAATCGTTGATTGTGACGACATCCATCGGTTCGAGGAACGCGAAGGAAGAAGGAAGGCGGAACTCGTAGGTGTTGCGGATGTAGACGTTGCGCTGCAGCCGCATGGAAGCCGCGTATTGCGCAGCCAGCAAAGTCGTGATGAAGTCCCAGGATTGCGAATCTTCGCTCCGCAAACCGTAGCGCTGAATCGAGGCATCGTCCTGTTCATAGACCACTTCGGGGTTATAATCGTTCACCCGCGCCGAATAAGATACCGGCACGCGGTTGTAAGCGTCCATGTAAGGCGTTCGCGTGACCTTCACGGGGTCTTCGCCCTTATCGTCTACCAGGAAATCGCTATCAGTGAGACCGGCCACTGGTGTTGTTGAAGGCTGATAGAGCACGCCGTTCCCCACCGCCGAGGTATCGCAGTAAGGAACAAACTTGAGCAGCCCTTCGGACCAGTAGGCCCCGACCATGCCCGCTTCCAGCCATTCGCCGATTACGCTGGCGGTGGATTGCTGGTTTTCCAGAACCGGGGAAATAAAGAACGAATTGGCGGTCCAGCATTTTCGCGCGAGCGTGAGATCGCCGATGCTGGCGAGTGGAAATCCGATGCCGTAGCCAGGATCAGAAAGAATCGCCGTGATGCAGTCGGCGGGATTCGCGTCGAGGATGCCGCCGCCGACTTGATAGGCCCCAGCGACCTCATAGTTGTAGTTGGGAAGTTCCGGCGAATAGCCAAGATAGAGCTGGGACGATGCGATCATCGCCAGTTGCGTGTATCCCAGCGCTTGTGATGGATGCTTCGAGGTCAGGTAGGACCACGGCGACTGACCTTGCCCACCGCCGATGAGCGTCAGATTGATCGAACTGGGCGCGTTGTTGTCCGTGTTTGGGTCAGCATATTGGTAATTGATGACAATTCCCTGCCCTGTATCGGCTGCCGCAAAGGTATAGACGCCAGCACTGACTTTGTACTGTCCGACCGTGGGCGTGCCGCTGGAGATTTTGACAAATCCATTCCCTCCGGGGTAATACTTCACGCCAAGGTCGCTGTTGAAGGTAGCCGAGTTCTGCACCGTGACGGTGTAGGGACCGGAAAAGGGCACAATGGAAAGTTCTTCCGTTGCGAGAATGTAGCGGTAAAAGCCATACGAAATCTGGACGTTCTTGCCTGCGTCGGCGCTCGCAAAGGTGTAAACACCCGTGGCGGGGTTGACTTTGTACTGCCCTGCGCTGGGCGTGCCCGTGGTGGCCGTCATGCCGACTGGCGTGTTGCCAGCCAGCGTGATCGCTCCGGGCGAGCCATAATCGTTGATCCCTGAATAGCTGTAGGCTGTGACTGCCGCGACTCCCTGGTCAGCCGCAAATGCAGCGGCGTAGGTGGGCGTATACGTGTAAGGCGAGCCCACGGTGTAGGATTCCGTGACGCCCTGGACGACAAAGCGCCCGGTATTGTCCCACACACTTAGGAGGGCACTCAGAGGCCCATGACAGAGCGCCGCCATGATCGAAGCGGTGTAGACGTACTGGCTGCCGCCTTTGCCAAGCCCTTTGCCGCCCTGCTGCTTCGCTTTGTTCGCGGTGAAATCGCCGTACCAGATCAGCTTTCCAGTAAGGCGGTTCTGTCCGAACAAGATGGGGATGGGGATGCCGAGGATGGCAGCGTTGGTGCGGATCGCATGATACTTCTGAATGATTTGCTGTGGTTGGCCGAAACCCATTTTAGAAAAGACTGAAGTACCGCCGCGGCCTGCGCCGCAAAAATCCCTCTTCGGTGCCGTGTGAACCGATCACGCCGCGGTCGCGCACCGGATGAATCACAAAGTTTGGCCACTCGGCAACGATGGCGCCGTGGCTGAAAGTGCGCCCAACGCGATACAGCACAAAGTCTCCCGGCTTTACTTCTGCTTCCGTGATCTCCCGCATGTACCGCAAAATCAACTGGAGGTAAAGTTCCTCATCGCTGTGCAGCATCATCTGCGGAGCGTATTCCGGGGGTTTTGGGATCAACTTCAAGCCGGATTCGTTCAGCACGCAGACTGGCAAATAGGCGCAATCCACGCCGACACCCTTGATGCCCGCGCAGTCATGGAACGGAGTGTTCAACCAACTCTTTGCGACTTCCACAATGCGTGCGCGGGACTCGTCTTCCGTCATACCGCTACCTCTGGATTGGGTACATAAGGCTCTGACCCATTGTTGAGTAAATTTCCGAGTTGGCTGCAGCGCGCCTGCGTCTTGTTGCAGCCCTGGTACATCGTGAAGCCGTCGCCAACGGCCAATGCCAGCGGCGTGAATCCAGCCAGCACAATCTGCGTGGTCGAAGGCTGTGACTTGATGCTCATAGTGATTCCAGCGTTGGCGCCCGACGTGAAAGTGATGAATCCCTGGGCGTAGACAGCCGCGGTCACCGCAGAGCTGAGATTGATGGTCTGCGTGGTCGAACCCGCGGCCACGGTGCGCGACACGCCGAAGGCGGAGGCCAGTAGCGTGCAGTTCGCGTCATAGAGCGTGTGGCGGCAGGAAGCCTGGATGAGTTTCGGCGGCGTTTTCAGGTTCAGTAGATAGAGCAGGTCCGCCACAGTGAACTCCACGATGGAGCGCCCGGTCTGCTTGAAGTCGAGGATCTGTCCGACAAATTTTGTTTCCACGCCGCGAGTTGTGTTCGGTGCTTCGCCTGGTGCCCAGTACGCCGTATAGACCGTCACCGCTGCGCCATCGAATAGCCCGGCGGTCAAACACTGCATCATCGGAATGCTCGTACCAGGGAAAAGAATCGAAGCTGGAAGCATCGCCGTCAGCGGCATGTCGTTGGCGGTGAGGCTGAATGAGGCTTCCATCTTCAGCACGCCGCGCTGCCAGGCACCGTAGAGCGATGAATAGAAAATGTTGCCGCCGTAGGTGATGTCAGCCTGGCTACTGGTGGTGCGGAGGACTTGACCGTTTACAAGGGTGATGGCGAAGAGGTCAGCTCTGCCGAAGATGTTATTGGTCTGCAGGAACGTGAGGAGAGTTGAGCCGAGGTTTTTCACAGTAAAACCGAACGGAACTTCAGCGAGGTCAGTTGCCACCGCTGATATAGAAATTCTTCAAGGTCAGCCCATTCGTCTTCCTCGAATCTGCACAGGAAATAGAACGAGCCCGTCCAGGTGATCGGCGCAGCGTTTGCCGGTGCGCTCGTGAAGGTGACCAGACCAGTCGGCGAGATTGAGGCTGGCGTTACCGGACTGCCGCTCACATAGATCGTCGGCGTACCGTTCAAGTTTTGAATCAGGTCCACCATGCCGCCAATGGTGCGCGTGAGTTGAAACGTTTTCGTTGCGCCGTCGCCGGTGCCGAAGTTCATCGCGGTCACAGCGTTGTCGTAGGGATCGCTGTACAGCCAGTTCTGGTAGCTGCCCTGCACGCTGCCCATGAATCCGGCGAGCGTTTGCAGCGCGGAAGAAGCTGTCGCGTAGTCGCCCTTGAGAATGTCGAAAACTAGTTCAAACTTCCAAATTGGATACGGAGTCAGCGAGATGCGATTCTCGCCGCGATTGTTGGCGGGAATCTGAACGATGGTGCGGAATGATGGCGTCTTTTTGACAGGCCACGCCGGGCCGCCATTTGTCGCGGTGAACGTGGGGAAGATAGCGTAACTCATGTTAGACGTTTAGTGGTACTATCTGCTGCCAGGAGGTCAATGTGGCAATACTCTTCCCGTCCCAGCCAGGACTGCGCGGTAAAATGATGTTGCACATGCTAGATGCCCGGCGTACTATCCGACCGGAGGTCGGCGCTATGTGTCCTCTGGAAGCAACAACCGAAACCATAAAGATTGCTGAGACTGAAACTGATCACGCTGTTCTCGTAGACATTCGCAAGGCGATCCAATCCATGCGCGCAATGATGATTTTTTTCACCGTGATCGCCTCTATCACCGTCTTTGGCCTTCTCTTTATGTTGGCCCACTACATTGGAGTCAACCAGTAATCAGAAAGCATTTCGCTTGCGCATGCCCCGCTGCAGCGTCCGCGTCAGCCTGTCCTGATTTTGGTCGAACCAAGCATCAAGTCCTCTCGCATCCACGGCATGAATGTGTAGATGCATCGCGCCGCCATCAGTCTGACCTGCAGGGGTGATTTTTTCGCCTTCGTGAACGAGTGCCAGTCCCGTCCTCGGAACGTAATCGGTCCCGGCGGCGAAGGATTGCAGGCCCATAGTTGTCGCAATGACTTCCGCCGCGACTCCTGGCGCGGTCATAATATTGACCGGGAATGGAAGCGCCTCGATCACCGAGGCATAGCCCGCAGCTCCCGCGAGGCCTGCATCCGTGGTACCTTGCGCCACCGCAGCCGTCTTTGACGCTGCAAGTTTCGTGCTGTAGTAGCCCAGATACGCGGCAATCGACTGCGCCAACTGGCTTTTCTCAACCACATTCACCATGATGGCGTGCGCGATGTGCTGCGCCAGGACCTTCGCCAGCGCGTTCACCATGATTTGCAGGATGCCGTCACCCAATTTGATGAAGGCTTTTTGGACGGTCATCGTCCCTTCAATCAATCCCATCGTCGTATGCGTCATGGTGCGCTGGATATTCTTAGATAGCTGATCCCACGGGCGTTCGAGTTCCTTCGTGATGCGTTCCTGCTCGCGCACTTCGCGGTTATTCTCTTCGGTGATCTGGCGCATGAGCCTGATCTTCAGTGCGGCGAGTTCCTCGGCGCCCTTCTTTTCCTCCGCGTCCATGCTCTTGTTCGCGGCCTCGTTCTCCTTGGCTTCTTCCGTGGCGACGCGTGTTCGTTCTTTTGCGGCCCTTTCATCATCATTCAATGCCGCAAGAGTCTGTTCACGCTGCAATCGGGCCGCTTCCTTGGCCGCCTCCATAGTTTCGTGAATGACTGCGATTTGTTCTTCCTTACGGAGCCCGGGGACCTGCTGCCCTTTTTCTGCTCCTTTTTCCGCAACTTCCTCCTGAGCTTTGGTGACGGCCTTCAATTGCTCCTCTAAGGCTTTAGCGTCCTTGTCCATTCCTGTTATCCAGTTATAGAGAAACGCTGGGCCGCGAACGGTTGCCGCCGCGTTGTTCTTTATTGCCTCTAGTTGTCTGTTTAGATCGGCGGCTTTCTGGGCAAGCACTTCACCCAATTTGCCCCAGCGTTCCTGCGAATCAACGACATTCAGGATTTCGCGCGCATACTTCTGTGACCCGGTAATGCCGATGAGATTCAGCGCCTCTTGTTTGTCCGCCAATTCGACGTTCTTCATCAGCAGACGGTTGTTGTCGCTGATGATGTCGTTGTAGGTTTTGCGCGCCGCATCGTCCCATCCCGTGAACTTGGCGATGATTTTGTCGATCGCTTCGGGAACTTGCGCAAGAACCTGAATGAACATGCCGATAGCTACCACCGAGAAAGCTGAAGCGAGGATGGGACCAATGGTGGAGGATTGCGCCAAAAACGAACCCAATACCCGAGGAATCCTGATTCCAATTTCCTCGCCAAAGCCGCTCGCGGCATGCCGCGCTTCCATCAAAGAATACTCGATCTTCTTCGGGGCCTCACCCGCACTCTCCATCGCGGTCTTGATGCGCTTGGAAGAGTCTTCTACCGAGGCGGCCGCAGCTTGGCTTTCGCCGAAGAGAGCGCTGAAATCAGCGCGCGCCTGAATTTCGAGGATGTTGTCAGCCATTGTTCTTTCGCTTTATCGAGACGCCAGACATCGACATTAGAGTTGAAGCGGGTTCACCGCCGCCATGCGTGAGACGTTCTTTGCGGTAGACGCCCGCTAGAGCAGCGGAAGTGATGTGCGTTGGCGGATTGTTGGACCAATACTTCATCAGGAGCATGACCTGCTTCCAGGTCAAGAGATCGACGGAATGGAAACTCCATCCGGTTGCGGTGATGATGGTTCCGTAGATGTCGTCCCAGTCGATTCCGAAGCCGGGCTTTCGGTTTTTTTTTGTTCTTCCGGTGCGTCCTCGGCCACCAGACCGGACACTTGCAATAGTGCCTTCATCGCCCGCGGAAAGTTGCGGAGCGTGAGGCAGCGTTTCACGTCATCAGATTTTAGGGAAGGGTTGGCGACTTGCGCCGAGCGGAAGATAATCTCTGCGGTTTGAACGATGGAGTCGCGCGCGGTGATCGTTCCAGCCTGCGCATCCACGCCAATCTTTTCGAGCAATTGCATGTCGAGCAGGTTCAGCGGGGTCAGTACAAAGTCCCTGCCACTCAGTTCGACAGTCTTGCGTTCTTCCAGCGCCATGAAGAGTCCTTTCTACTACGAAATAAAAAAGGGAGAGCGCAGGGGCGAGACGCTCTCCCTCCTTGGGGTGACCGCGTGGGAAAAATTACTGGCTGAAGTCCAGTTCCGCGAGGTTGCCCGCGGCGTTGGCGAACATCGAGAACTCGACATCCTGAATCAGGTAGTCGCCCTGCTTCGCCGGGAACGACCACTTCGTCATGCGGCATGCGAACCAGCGCGTCAAGGCCACCTGCGCTTCGTACTGAATGAACAGGTCGGCCTCGAAGATTGGGCCATAGCCCATGAGCTGATTGCCGAGCGTGATCGAGAGGCCGGAAGCCGCAACGGAGTAGATGTAGGAAATCTTGACACTGATTCCCGACACGTTGTCCGCTGAGGAGAAGATGTACTTCCCCTTGTTGGCTCCGGTGAGAGACACGCTGTACTGTCCTGCGGTTGGAGTGCCGCCGCCGACAGTGCTGATGCAAACGAAGGGAACGCCCGTTGCCGCGTTGATCACGCCCAAATCCGCGATATAGTTCGTGGCATTGCTCACCGTGATCGTGAACGGTGTTGCCGGAATTGCCGTTGGCCCTTCGTTGTACACTGGCGAGTTGTAGCCCACCGCAGTTGTTTGTCCGAAGATGATATCGGTCAGAGTCTTGCCGGTGATGGAGGCGAATTTCGCCTTGCCGGTGACTTTGCCCTTCCCTGTCGCCACGTCCACAGGAAATTGCGCCTGGCCGTACAATTCCTTCACTTCAAAACTCACGTCGATGCTGCCCTCCTGCAGAACACCGAGCGCCAGCGGCGTCGGGAATGCAGATAGGTTTCCAGCGTTCGGCGTGCAAACCAATACGCCACTGTTGAACAGATACATAGAAAATCCCTCCCTTTAAGCTGTGGTGATGATGTCGATGCGAATGCCTGCCACACCGATTCCGCTCTGGTACCCTGGGTCTTTTGCGCCTGAACCTGAAAACCTGCAATCCACGGCGATTTCGTTTCCGTTCGCGTCCTTGAGCGCCAACCTTCCCGTGGCTGGGTCGGGACGCAGCGCCACATCAATCGCATCGA